TCTTAATATTGAATTACGTAGACTTCGTAGTCAACATTTTAGAAAATATCTAGAAAACTATCAACGGGCTTTGTCATCGAAAGATTGTGAAAAATACGTAGATGGCGAAGCCGACGTTGTAGACTTTGAAAAAATTATCAACGAATTTGCCTTGCTTAGAAACAAATGGTTAGGCATTACTAAATCATTAGACATCAAACAGTGGCAATTATCGAATGTTATTAAACTCCGTACTGCTGGTATGGAAGATGCAACACTTTAATTGAATCAATCTTACCAAAAGGTGCTTCGGCACCTTTAAATAATTATATAGGTTGACTTTTATGACCTGTTAGTGTACACTTACATTATGACAACAGTAGATAATTTACTAACTAAAATTAACACGTATGGCTTTGATAAATTCAGCGATGCTATACCTAAGAAAGACATAAAAGTTTTAAAAAGTCTAGCAACCAGTATTTGTTTGCCAAGTTTTATCACGGAAAACCAAGCTAGATTACTTACTAAAATTTTATCTTCTTACTCTTCTGCATTTTTAGACTTAGAACCTGAAATTAAAACAATTTTAGAAGACAACGTTTGGTCAAAATCTTTTAGAGTTATAGAAAATATTAAAAAATTATACCTATCAAAAGCTAATGATGAAGAATTAGTAATTTCTGTGGAATTTACAAATAATTCAAGAATTCGTGATTTACTCAGTAACATGGCCAAAGGCGAATTTGGTCAAATTGCAAAAATTTCTAATAAAACACATAACTATGCTTTGAGTGAAACTAACCTAGTTCACCTTGTCGAAGCACTCAAACCACACAAATTCGAAGTAGACCAAAAAATCCTGGATTTTTACGAAATTATCAAAAAATACGAAATTTCTGAGGTCAAGACGAATTACACATTTGAAGAAAAATTACCTGACCACATGAAAAAATTGTTGGAACAAGAGTGTGGTGACATGAACACAATGTCAGAAAATCTTATACAGGACCGTAGTTTACGCTATCAGTATTTTTCCAAAAAAACACCAAAAAATCCTGAAAATTTGGTGGATTTAATATCTGCCCGTGAAAAAACTAAAGTGTGGGTCGACAAAAATTCTTACAGTCTGACAGAAATTTTCAATGTTCTAAAACAACTTAATAGATTGCCAGCACTAGTAGTATTTGATTCAACAGGTGAAGAAGGATACCTTAAAAATCTCGAGATTTTTCAGGAAAGTTTGGAAAAAAATGGAATTTCTGAGAACGTTGGAATTTACTTTAGACTTGAAAATAGTGAAAAAGGAAAAATCTTTAACGAAGCAATTAGACAACTACAGTACAATGCCCCATTGAACAAAGACACACTTGTTGCCGCAGTTCAACTGGGGAAATTACCAAAATTTTTCCTAAAAGATTGCGAGTGGACACCGAAAAGTGTTATAGTACTTGATAGTACACTACGTCATAACAAAACGGCAGTATACAGTAATCGATGCGATTTAATTATTAGTTATTCAGATAAAGAAAGTATAATAGAGGCAAAAACTAACCTATGGCGCCAGTAAGATTAGTCATTAAAGATGAGGTTAATATCAAGCTAGAAGGGCTTGAGTTAGAGGCACGAAAGAAGTTAGCAAATACTTTTAAATATTTTGCCCCATACGCAAGATATCATCCTGCTTACAAATTAGGCCGCTGGGATGGCACAGTTAGTTTGTTTGGTCTAGGTGGTAATGGCTATCTGCACCAACTGGAAAAAATACTGGAAATTTTGGGAAATATGGGTATTGATATTGATGATATCGATGACCAGCGACTTACCCATGAACTAGCATTTACAGAAGTTACCGAGTCTTATTGGGCCGATCAAGGTGTAGTATGGCCCAAAGGTCACCAGCAAGAAGGACAGCCTATCATGTTGCGTGATTATCAAGTAGAAGCCATTAATACATTCATTAAAAACCCACAGGCACTACAAGAAATTGCTACAGGTGCAGGTAAGACAATTACCACAGCAACACTAAGTCACCTGTCCGAGAAGATCGGCCGCAGTATAATTATTGTTCCTAACAAGAGTCTAGTTGAACAAACAGAAGAAGACTTTATCAACGTTGGTCTGGATGTTGGTGTATACTATGGTGATCGTAAAGATCTTAATAAAACCCATACAATTTGTACTTGGCAAAGTCTTAATATTTTAGATAAAAAGAGTAAAAATCAAGAACACGACATTGTGACCTTGGCAGAATTTTTAGACGGAGTTAAGACAGTTATTGTTGACGAAGTTCATATGGCCAAGGCAGATGTACTTAAAAATCTATTGACACAAAATTTGTGTAATGCTCCAATACGCTGGGGCCTGACTGGAACTGTACCAAAAGAGGATCACGAAGCACAGGCAATTTTTGCCAGCATTGGCCCAGTAGTTGGAAGATTAAGTGCTAAAGAATTGCAAGACAAAGGAGTGTTATCTAACTGTCACGTTAATGTTGTGCAAATGATAGACTTGCCAGAATTCAGTAGTTATCCAGAAGAATTAAAGTATCTTGTTACAGATGACGATAGGATGATTTATATTAGCAAACTAATAAAAACAATAGCCGAATCAGGAAATACACTAGTACTAGTCAACAGAATAGATTCAGGTAAATTTTTAATTAACGAAATACCGGATGCAGTATTCATCTCGGGTGAAGTTAAAACTACAGCCCGTAAAGAAGAATATGACGAAATTAAAACAAGTAATAATAAAATCATTGTGGCGACTTTTGGTGTGGCCGCTGTGGGGATTAATATTCCTAGGATCTTTAATCTGGTTCTTTTGGAACCCGGAAAGAGCTTTGTCCGCGTTATCCAATCTATTGGACGCGGTATTAGGAAAGCAGAAGACAAAGACTTCGTTCAGATCTGGGATATAACAAGTACTTGCAAATATGCAAAAAGACATCTTACTGAACGTAAGAAATTTTATAAGGACGCCAAGTATCCGTTTACTATAGAAAAAACGGACTGGCAAAAATAGGATGTTTATAAAGAAAAAGAAGTTAACAATACATGCGTATGCACCAATAGGACAGTTAGTAGATTTGTTTCCGCCGGTTGTTATGGAAGATAATCTGCCCGATTGGTACAAGCCACTACCCGCAGATCTCGGTCACGGATTAACCGTAAAACATTGCCCAGGTCTGAAGGATCTATTTGAATCTACAATAGTAATGCCTTTATGGGCAGACTTTGAAATACGTACCTCATTAATTAATCAACCGGATGTTAGAACAAGTTTTAACCCGCCCGGTGGCCCTAGTCATGTGTCACACAATTTAAGTGATCAAGTTACAGGCGCTTGGCCAGCGTATTCAAATATTAAATTTAATAGCCCATGGATGTTTTGGTGTGACGAGCCTATTTCTTGTTTAGTCACCCAAGCAACATGGCATCAAAAAGACCCATCTCCATTACAAACAGTTCCAGGTATATTAGAATTTAGGCATCAGCATCAAGCAAATATCAACACACTAATAAGAAAAGATGCCGCAATAGACAAACCAATAATGTTACGTGCAGGCACGCCGATGGCGTACATCACACCGATTACTGAGCGTGATTGGGAACTAAAAGTAGACGTTTGGAACCCGACCATATTCTCAAAATTATTTGCAAAATGGGATTTTGCAATTACTAACGGTAGTTTACAATATCAGCGAATAAGAAATATAATTAATAGGAAACAACCGTAATGCAAATATTAACGTTAGAAAATAAAACATTTCTTCTGGATAATCTACCAGATGAAGTAGATGAAGATTGTAGATTCGCAGTATTAGATAACAGCGACCCAAAAGAACCAGATTTCTTTTTTATGCCATTAATCTTTTTAGAAAGTTTCAATGCTCCTGCTATGGTATTAAAGATAGGTGATCAGCAAGTAACTATGCCTATCGATTGGCACATAGCAGTAGGAGATAGTTCAAGTGGTTGTGATATTGAAATTTTACCGTTGACTAGCCTAAACGATAGAGGATTTGAAGCTCTATGTTTTAATCCACTAAGTAGTTTTAGAGTAGAATTTAAAAAGATAGAAATTGTAAATTTTTACAACGATGTTAAATGGTATTTTCCTAAAATGAAAAACAATCAACTGTTAGCTACACCGTTAGGACAAAACGATAAGCCAGATTGTGTTTATTTTGTTAAAGAAATTAGTCGCCAAAGCGAAATTATTGACCTGAGTAAAATATTATGACCTTAAAAGTTGCCTATTTCCAACCTATAGTGCTTGCTATTGATACAGTACCTCCTGTAGAATTTAGTAAAATTTATGCACTCTCTGAAAATCTACATCAGCATCCAGAATTGAACGATGCTGGTAATCCACAAATCAGTATTCGTGGCGGACAGCAGATCCAAGTCTATCCTAACCAAATGAATTTAGATGTTGGTTGGTTAGTACATTGGATTGAAACTATTTGCCAAGGCTACATGACTTTGATCAGCGACCAATCAGGCACTGAAGAGTTAAAATATTGTAAACCTGTAGTGACCAGTATCTGGACTATTAGGCAATTTGAAGGCGACTATCAAGAAATGCACAGCCATCCAGGTGGTAATTTAAGTGGCAACATTTACATTAGTGCTCCTGAACTTGCTGTTGATAGCAAGCCCAGTGACAGTCAGTTTTTGTTGAGGATGCCACAGTCTAAAGACATTACAAAATTTATTATGAATGACACTTGGAAGTACACACCGACTCCAGGAACAATGATTGTATTCCCTAGTCATTTGCCGCATACCGTGTATCCTTGGAAGGGTACTGGTCACAGAACAGTAATGGCGTTCGATGCTGTCTTACGTCCAAAGGATGAAAATGGGTTCGCTTAAACCAGGTGCTACTTATATCTACGAACGGCATAATGGTACAGTTTATGCTAGAGAATTTGGTGAAGATCCAAAGACACGTGTACCAGTTGGATGGGACTACGATCCAAAGAATCCAACATTTAATCCTGTTATGACTCCAAGCCAGCAGGAATTAAATGAGCATAATGAATGGATCAAAATTCGAGTAGAGGCGAAAACCAATCCAGCTTTACAAGCGGCAGTGGAACGTGTTAAAATGCTTTATAAACTAAGCAAAGAAAAGTATGAGTGAAAAAATTGAATTAAAAGAAAAGATTCTAGCCGTTGATCAGAATGTTCGAGAGCTATGGGATGCCATGGAACCTGATCAACAAAAAAGTTTAAAAAGCGAATTCTTTATTTTAAATCGATATATCAGTAGTGCCAAAGGTGCCAAACGACAAGAGCAAGAACACTTTGTTCTTACAGTAAACGAATACTTTAATAAAAACTGGGCAGTACTACAAAAACATCCTAAACTACTTTGGTTATTGCTGTGTATGTGCAGTTACAATGGTGATAAAAAGTTCTATCACGAATGGATGGGATTTAAAAAGAAAACAGGCAACAGTAAAAAATCCAAGCTATTGATGGAAATTTATCCTAGTAAAAAAGAAGACGAATGCGATTTACTTGCAAACTTAATGTCAGACAAAGAGCTGATTGAACTAGCAGTTGAGCATGGAATGGAAGAATCAGTAGTTAAGAAATCAATTAAATGATAACAGACGTTGCTACCTACGCATGCCAGTATTGCAATACTAAATTCCAGAAAGAAAAAACTCTGGCCGTGCATCTATGTGAGCAAAAACGTAGGGCACTAGCCAAGACTGAAAAACATGTAGTCTTAGGATATGATGCTTACAACAGATTTTATCGAAAAACGCAGAACAGTCGACAAGATAAAACCTATGATGAATTTGCAAAATCTGCCTATTACAATGCATTTGTAAAATTTGGTAGTTTTGTTAGTAACGTAAATCCGTTATACCCGGATAGATTTATTGACTATGTTGTTACTAGTGGTGTTAAACTAGATCATTGGTGCAGAGACGAACTTTATGAAAAATACGTGCTAGATTTAATCAAGACAGAAACAGTTGAGACTGCACTACAACGCAGTATAAATCATATGATGTCTTGGGCAGATGCAAACAATGCACAGTGGAATCATTATTTTAATTACGTAAGTCTGAGCCGTGCAAGTTTTGATATTCGAGATGGAAAAATAAGTCCTTGGGTATTATTAAACTGTGCAAGTGGCAAAAAGATGTTGTCAAATTTTAATGATGAACAATTGGCAAGTATAGGAAATATTATAGATCCGCAATTTTGGATGAGACGTTTTAAACAACATCCAGCAGATTTAGAGTTTGTTAGGCAAGTGATCAGGGAATCAAATATATGAAAACTAGAGTACTAAAAGATGGCAGAATAGTTGAAGAACTAGAAGTTGCACGTCAGTTATGGATTAAAACACGTTGTCCTGACAAGTGGTTATTACTTGATATGGAAACTGGAGAACAGTACACTGGTCGTAAAACTGAAGGTACACAAGACTGGGAACGTGTTAATGCAATTGAATGGAAACGGGTTGAATACTAATGCCGGATATTGATATCGATTTTCTAGATCGCACAGTTGCGCTGGATAAACTAGAACATATCAGCGCACGGCTCGATACTTCTAAAAAGCATAACACTGGTGTGTATTGTACTAGTATTCCGTACGATCCTCTAACTGGTATGAGCACTATCGATTATAAGACTGCGGAAGAGCGTGGCTATTTTAAGATAGATTTTTTAAATGTTAGTATCTATAAAGGTGTTTGCAATGAGGAACATCTTAAACAATTAATGGAGACCGAACCACTATGGGATCTACTGGAACAGGACGATTTTACGAACCTGCTCTTTCACGTGAATGGGCACGGGAGCGTATTGAGAGAGATGAAACCGAAAAATATAGAAGAGCTCGCGGCTTGTCTAGCAATCATAAGACCTGCCAAGAAACATTTACTAGGGAAGTCTTGGCAGGAAGTTTTACAAGAAGTTTGGGTGAAACCAACGACTGAGGAATATTATTTTAAGAAAGCTCATGCTGTAGCTTATGCACAAGCAGTAGTAGTGCAGATGAATTTAATTTGTGAAAGTGTCAGTTACGGGTTTAATTAACGTACTTTACGAACTAACTGTACACTTTTACGTTTGACACGTTTCATAGTTAGATTCATTAAATTAACTACTGGCCCGAGTACAATTTGTGTATCCTTGCTGTTAAAAGTTTTAATAGCATAGGCAAACGGTAATATTTGTTGTTTACAGAATATATTGATAGGAAATTGACGATTTGACTCCCACCACCAAGTTTCGCCCACTTGTAGAAATTCAGTCTTTTCTTCTGGTGTGCGCAAGGCATTCAGGTCGTAGAAGCTAGTTACGTATTGATCTTGGTTAATTACGATGCCGACGTATTCCTCATCTCCGTAGTTTAACACGCTGATGAAAGGTAGGTTTTGTGATACTTCGTCTCTTAATTTTGCCATAAATACTATTAAAGGGTTTTGTCCAAATGCGAAAAATTTCAAGTTATTTATACTCTAATAGAATTGAACTATTAGCCGATTTGGCAGGATTTACCGTGGAGAACAGAGTCGTGTATCAAAGAATAATTAAAATTTATAAAGGCGTTGATAACGTCATCGAGTTCGACATTAAAAATGCCGACCAAAAACGTTTAGACATAGCAATCAGCCCAACCATTACAAATATACAATTAAATGTTATGGATAACGAGGGAAATAAATTGCCTAATAGTCCTTACACAGTTAGTCCGTTATCAACACTAACAGCTAGTGCTACAGGTGCAACACTAATTGCTACAAGTGGTCAATCTACTACAACAACTATTACTGTTCCTACAGCAAATGTCACAGGGTCTTTTTTACCGGCTAGCACAGTAGTTGTAAGTGCTGGAATTTCTGGTACTGTTACAATATCTAAAGTTATTAGCGATATAGACAGTGCAACAACCACTTTAACTGTTACATTTTTGAATCAAACAGTTACAGCCCGCACTGGTATAACATTGACAAGTACGACAGAGCCTATAAAAGGTATTGGCACTGTTACAGTACCTGCCGCGGACCTAACTAATATTGACCATCAATTTTTAAAATATAGTGTTACGGCTACAAAAGGAACAACAACAATTCCATTGTATGCAGATACACAATTTGGTGCATTAGGAACTATTGAAGTAGTTGGTGTAGCTCTTCCTGCTGGCGTGCCTACACACGTACAAATACTAGATTCATTTACTGCTGACTTATCATACAGCAGTCTTATTAATGAATATCTACATAGCAGTCCTGCATTAATTAGATATTACGAAGCAGTACCTACATCTAATCTACAATTAGATTTTGTGTTTGCTAGTTTGTCAGGAACAGTTATTATTGAAGCTACTAGCGATGCTAGTATTAGTAGTGAAAGTTTTCCAGCCAACGGAAATCCAACTTATAATCCGGATGGTACACTAGCCGCAGTTAGACGCGGTACAGTTTTGGATACATTTGCAGTTACATCTAGCACTAGTACACTAACAAAGAACTATACTGGTTTAAGTGGATATACCTATATTCGAGTAAGTTTCCTACGTTCAAGCACAGCGGTAAATGGCACTTGGATGCCAGGAACTGGTAATATTAAAACGGTTACAGTCACTAGCTCATAACGCTTGATCTTTACCAAATAGTTTGCTATACTGTGATATATGAGTATAATCACGGACACGCTAACAAACTTCTTACCCGCAAAACGCAAAGTGACTCCAAGCGGTTGGATTAGCTTCAACGCGGTTTGTTGTACTGATGACCGTGGACGTGGTGGATTTATTGTTAATCAAGGCGATGCTGTAAGTTATCATTGTTTTAATTGCGGATTTAAA